AGCCATGGAAGCGCTGTTTGACGCTCAGACGGACATTGACGGGACAACCCCGATTGATGTCGGAATGCAATACGTTCTTTATGGACCTACTCACAAGCTGGTTATCGGGCAGATCCTCCGGACGGACGTTGTCCCCGAGGCTATCGCGGACCGGTTGACCGATGCCCAGCTGGGCATGGTGCCCGTTTTTGAGCGTCGGATCACAGGGACCCAATACTGGGGGCTTGCTCCCATCGGGGAGAATGGCTGCGTTTGGGGATCTCTCCAAGGTCAACCGAATCCCGTGGTTTCAAGTCAAACCGATTTTGACACATCAGGGATCGCAATCAAGGTCGAGGATACTTTCGGATCGGCAATCCTAGAAGAGCGTGGAAGCGTTCGTAACCCGGGCGTGTAGGGGTATATAATGGCTGATAATCTAATCACAGAGCCCGGAAAGGTAACGCTCGTAGCCCCTGTTGGGGGCGTTACGGGCGGGAACGGGATGGAGTTTGGGGAGTATTTCGGGGTTGCGGCTTCTACAGAAGCGGCAGGGGACAATTTTACCCTTTACACCGAAGGTACTTACTCACTCCCCAAGGATACGACCGAGGCTTTTTTAGAGGGCGATCGGTTGTATTGGGATAACGTGGATCTTCAACTCTCGGTAACCGAAGTGGGCCCTTGTGTAGGCGTCGCAGCCGCAGCCGCAGCCGGGGCCGCAACGACGGGTCAAGTAGCGCTCAACCCGTGCCGGGTTGGCGGGGTCAAGCGGTTTGTGGCTTTCCTGGATGCGTCCGCCGGTATTGCGATCGGTGACTCCGCTTTCGGTCCAACGGTCCCGGCTGGCTACCGTGTTTTGCGCGCTTATTACAGCGTGGATACCACGTTTACCAGTGCGACCGATGCAGCCACGATCGGGATCGGTTTTGATACTGATGATGTTTCGGGAATCGTTGCAGCAACCGCCATTAGTGCGGGTGGTAACATTTGGGACGCGGGACTCCATGAGGGGATCCAAACCGGCACGATGGCTAACATGGGTGAGGAGCTGACAGCCGCTCGACAGTTCGAAGCCGTGATCGCGGTTGAGGCTCTCACGGATGGTGAGCTGGCTTTGTACGTTGACGCGGTCCGTCTGGCATAGATGGCTTGGGCAACGCTGGCGGACGTTACGACAAAAGCGGTTTTACGCTCGTTTAAGACCGCCTCCGCTGCTAGCTATGTCCCAACCGCTACAGGTGTCGCGGAGTCAATAGACGCGATTTTTGACGCGGCTTTCGAGACGTTTGATACGGACGCAGATCAGCCGATGATCGTTACCCGTCCCATGATTGATATCCGGCTTGCGGATCTGTCTGTAGCGCCGGCCCAAGGTGATGCTGTTACGGTTTCGGGTGTTGTCTACGAGGTTACGGAGATCCAGCCGCAACCGAGCGGCTTAGCCGCCCGGTTGTTTTTGACAACGGGGATCTAATGGCTCTCACTACGACGCAGATCCGGACGGCTGTGATCGCGACTTTGAGCGGGGCAACCGCAGCCGCTACCAACGTCAAAGACTCCCAAGCCGTCCCGATTAACGAGAGCGGGGGGGCTGCGATCGTCGTATATACCCCGAAAACAACCGAGGTAAAAAATGCGCTTTTTCGGCGTACTGATACGGTGCAGATTGATGGGATCGTACAGGGATCCGTTTCTGATGCTCGGTTAGAATTTGACGTTGACACGTTGGAGGCTCAGATCCTCACAGCGCTAGACACAGCAGAGCCCCCCTTAGGGATCGCCCAATATGACGGGGGGCGTATGCAATTTGGGGATCGGGAGATCAACCGGGGCCGATCTGCGGACGATCGGAGACGGGCTGCGGTTTCAATCGTGTTTACTGTGAGTTATGATGTCGAGCGGGTCCCGGTTGCTGTGGACGGTTGGAATACGTTACATGTAGAGGTTGACCCGATCGATCCGGCTGGTACGTCTCGGACCGACAACGCGGAAATGATGCTTGAGGTAGACCCATGAGTCTGAGGATCCTAGTAGCGCCTGCCCCTGGTTTGATCGTTCGAGATCCGCGCAATATGCGCGCAATACCGGACTCGGGGCAATGGGTCACACTGGCTGACAAATATTGGCGGTGTAAACTCCGGCACGGGGAAATCATCGTGTTAGATCCCCCGCAGACAAAGACAAAGACAAAGAAAAAGAACAAGGGGTTAGACGATGGTTGATTTTAACACGATCCCGAGCAACCTACGGATCCCCGGGGTCTATCAAGAGGTTGATAGCACGTCCGCTGCGGGGGGCGCGTCTCTGAAAAAGACGCTGATTGTAGGGCAGCAAACGTCCGCAGATATCACCGAAGGGACACCAACCCAGATCACCAGTGCGGGAGCCGCTGCGGATACATTCGGCTCCGGATCCATGATCCATCGGATGGCTATCGGGCATTTTGCCAACGATCCGTTTGCGGATACATGGGTGATCCCTCTTGACGATGCGGGAGGGGCTGCGGACGCTGCGGGGACTTTGACCGTCACCGGGCCGGCTACGGAAGCCGGTACGCTGTACATTTACGTGGGTGGCTCTCTGGTTACCGTTGCCGTGTCGAACGGGGACGCTCAAAACACGATCGCCGCTGCGATCGAAGCCGCGATCGATGCAGATCTAACGCTCCCCGTCACTGCGGGATCAGCCACTAACGTTGTTACGGTGACAGCCAAAAACGGCGGGACCCGTGGCAATCTGATCGACGTTCAGCTCAATTTCATGGGCCCGGAGGGGGGAGAGGAAACCCCGGACGGTGTTGGGGTCGCGGTTGTGGCGATGTCCGGAGGGGCGACGGATCCCACCATGTCAACCGCAATCGATGCCATGGGGGAGGATCGCTATTACTCCATACTTTGGCCATACCCTGACGATACACCACTCAACACCCTAGGCGCGGAGCTGAACGACTCAACCACGGGCCGATGGGGCCCCACTCGCCAATTATGGGGGCGTGCATGGTGCGCGTTCGAAGCGGCGAATCAATCCGCAGTCACAACACATACGAACGGACGTAATGATCAACACGTCCACATTTTCGGGTATACGGGGATCCCCACATGGGAGCCCGAAGCCGCAGCCGCTTTCGGCTCGGCTTGTACTCGAAAGCTCAAGCTAGATCCAGCCGCTCCGATCCAGTATACACCGGTATACGGTGTAAAGGCCCCGCCGAGGCTTTCTAGGTACACGGCAACGGAGCGCAATATTCTACTTTTTGACGGCTGCGCTACGTTTATTGTGGGAGCCTCGGACGTTGTCCAAATCGAGCGAGCTGTAACGACGTATCAACTCGACTTGGCCGGCAACCCGGACTCCAGTTATCTGGACGCGCAGACGCTGGCAACGCTTGAGGCGATTTTGGATGACGTGAAAACGAGCACCCAAGCGGCATTCCCAGCATATAAGTTGGCTGATGACGGCTTCCCCGTCAAACCCGGGCAAAACGTGATAACCCCCTCGATTTTCAAGGGGTTTATCGTGGGCAGGTACCGGACTTGGCTTGCTAACGGTTGGGTTGAAAATGTGGACGAGTTTGCGAAATTGTTGACCGTCACGAGAAACGCGGACGTTAACCGGCTCGACATGCTACTGCCGCCCGATTTGATGAATCAATTTAGGTTGTTGGCTAGTCGGCTGGCATTTTTCCTAAACTATCCGGCTAGCAGCTAGGGGGGGTTTTAGATGGCTACGACACGCGGTGGTGTAAACTCTGTGACATTCGCGGGGATCGCGTTACCTTTGGGGGACTCGGTTACGACTACGGAGACCCGGACTAATCGGATCATGAGGGCAGGCCTTGCGGGTCCCGTGGGGACAACCCCTATCCCCGTTGTCCCGAAAGCTGAAGTCGAGATTTACGATACAACCTCGCTTGATTTGCGGAGCTTGGAGGGGAAGATCGGACCGTTACAGGTTACCTATGGCAACGGCTCGGTAACCGTGATCTCCGACGCGGAGCTTGTTGATCCGATGCCTGAAAAAGATCAGGATGGAAAAGCCACTTTGACCTTTATGGGTCTGGCTCAAGACTGGTTTGACGCGTAAGCCATGGCAGATCGTCCCATAGTCGAGACGCTAGAGCTAGAGCACCCGATAACCGCGCGGGGCTCCGAGCTGCGGACGCTGGAGATCTGGCGGCCAAATGTGGGCGATTTTGTGAGCCTGACTAAGCAGGGTTTTCAGCTGTCCGCACTCCTCCCCCCGATGACAGCTAATGAGGAGCTGAGCGGGGAGGAGCTAGCCGAGCTACACGCGCGGCTATATGACAACGTCCCCGCGTTTGTAGCGCTGCTTTCTCGGCTGACAGGGCTAGCCCCTCGACAGTTGGAAGAGCTAAGCCCTGGGGATATGCTGGGGGCTTATGTGGCTGTTGTCCCTTTGCTCGTGACTTAGACGGGGGCTTTGCTCTCGGGGTCGCGTTGGCCGAGCATTTTAAATGGGCCCCGGCTGCGGTGTATGGGTTGGATGTTTGGGATTTGCTTGCTTGGAGTGACGAGCTAGAGCGGATCCTAAAACACCGAGAAAAAGCGGGGGGTTAGATGCCTACAACATTCCCGATCAAAACGAAAATCACTGCTAAGGATGAGCTTTCGAAAAAAGCCGCTATTGCGGGGAAGATCGTACGGACTCGGCTAACCCGAGCGCTCCGGGGGCTACAGACCCGAGCGGCTGCGGTCTCTCGTAAAATGGCGGGGCTTGCGGGGCGTTTTGCTAAGGTCGGGGCGTTTGCGTTAGGTGCGGGCACTTTCGGCGTGATGCGGTTCGCCAAATCGCACGCAGTAGCCACAGACGCAATGGCAAAACTTGTCCGTCGCTCGGGGTTGAATCTCAAAGCGTATCAGGAGATCCGCCACGCTGCAAATCTGGCGGGGGTATCTCAAGATACGTTTGCTAATTCTATGGAGAAGTTCACGCGAAACGTGGGTGACGCAAAAGCGGGGATCGGTACCATGACCGGTCTACTAAAGAAGACAAGCCCGCAGCTACTAAAGCAAATCAAAAACACAACAGACAACGGGGTTGCGCTAGAGCTGATGCTTCAGGCTATGGGCAAGCTCAAAGACCCTACAAAGCGCGCAGCACTTGCAGCGGCTGTCTTTGGTAGAGCTGGGGTCAAAATGACCCTAATGTTAGAGAAGGGGCCCAAAGCCTTTAAAGCTGCCCGGCAAGAGGCGGTTAGGCTCGGGGGTGTGCTGGATAAGAAAGCCACGAAAGCGGCCGAGGATTACGTTGACGCAATGGCTAGAATGGATCTTGCTATGGCAGGAGTCAAAGCCACGATCGGTAATGCGCTGCTACCCATCCTACAGCCGGTGATTGAGCGTTTTACGGCTTGGGCTGCGGCAAATAGGGATTTGATCTCCGCGAAAGTTGCAGCTGTGATCCGGGGAGTTGTAAAAGCCTTGAGGGGGATCGACTGGCAAAAAACAGGAAAATGGATAGGGACCGCGTGGGACAAAATTAAAGGCTTCGGGTCGGCTCTGTTTAAAGCGCTTAAAAAAGCGGGGGCTATCCTAGCACCTTTCCTGAAACACATTGCAAACCTTAACGTTATTATGACGGCTCTCGGGGTGGGTGTTTTGGCTAAGGTCTTGATCTCCATAGGTAAATTCGTCGCGTGGATTAAAACGTCGATCGGTACAGTCAAAGCGATGGCGCTGGTGGTTAGTGCAAAACTAGCCCCCGCGATCGGCTACATTGCCGGGGTTTTCGGGGCTTTGGGTCGAGTGTTGGTTACACTCCCCGTTAAGCTCTTAGGGGTTATTGCACTCCTCTTTACCGATTGGGAGGGCCTATCTAACAAGCTGGCAGAGCTTTGGCCGAAAATAGCAAATGGCTTTATTGACGCTATGAGCGGAGCGCGCACCGGTTTAGCGACCGTGGCAAAAGGCATTTGGGCGGTTATGGTCAAGCTCAAGAACAAGCTGGTAAACCTCTGGAAATTGCTGTGGGATAAGCTAACAGGCTTTGTGACAAAGCACTTTAAGCAGCTCAAAAAGAACGTTAACTGGGCTCTCGAAAAAGTGGGTTTGGGCGATGAAGTAGCCATCGAGCTACCCACACTCGCAAACACTCCCCGCAATTTCGGGGGCGGGGCGTCTGCCAAGCCGGGCAAGGTCGATCTTAATATCAAATTCGACAACTTGCCGCAGGCGGCTCGGGTGCAGGCTCCCAAGGTGTCAGATCCCCGAGCAGTCAACGTCAAAACCAAAGTACGCCCCGCAACGGGGACGCGGGCTGTGGGGGGTTAGATGCCTGATTTCCCAGATAACTTACTCCCCGCAAGTTTCCGGGGGATCCCGTTTGATGTCGATCCCTCCGTCTCTATGACAACGGGCCGGCACATTGCGCGCCATGAGTATATTGAGCGGGAGTTGAGCACAACGCAAGACATGGGCCGGCGGCAACGTGAATGGCCGATCGACGCGTTTGTTTTTGGGGATAGCTACCAGAGCAAACATGACGCACTATTAGAGGCGTTAGAGACCAAGGGCCCGGGGCTGCTTATTCATCCCGTGTACGGTTACCGGTTGGTAGCTGTGGGGGCGGTGTCGATCGAGATCGAACCGGGCGGGCTGGCTCGATTTTCAATCACGTTCGTAGAACATGACGAGCCGCCATTTCCTGTTGTAACGCGCTCCCCGGGCGCAGCCCTGACGGATGCCGCCTCGACACTGAAAGCGGCGTCAAGTGCTGATTTTGGGGCATTCTGGGACGTTGCCGGGGCGGCTTTTGTTGCGGTGCAAGCTGCGGTTTCGGTTCGGTCTTTGGTTAAGCGCTTGCGAGAGTCGATCCTCAGCCCCTTGACTGCGATAGCCGGGGCTGTGGGCAATGTCTCGCGGGCTATGGACGTCATGAGCAATGCAGCCGAAAGCCTGGTCGATACGCCGGGGGATGTTGTGACGGCGTTAGACGACATCCTGACAGCGATCGGATCGTTTGTTCCGTTGGAGGCGATCGTGCCAATCGTCGCGGCTGCGGACGCTACAACCGAGCCAACCCCGGACGCGCAGCAAGCCGCAGACAATGCCGTCCATCTTCAGAGACTTGTTGATCGGCTTGCTCTTGCAAACGCCGCGACTCAGATTTTAGACGTGAATTTCGATAGTTACGACGCCGCAGCCTCAGCGCGGGATTCTCTAGCCGATGGTTTTGTCACGGCTTCTGAGACCGCTGCGGGGGACGTTTTCGACGCGTTGACGGAGGCTCGGGGGGCTATGGTCGCGGACGTGACGGAGCAAGCCGCAGATCTGCCCCGGGTCCGGACGTATACGGTGGATCGGCTCATGTCGTCTATATTGCTGGCTTGGGAGCTTTACGGAGACCCCGATCGGGCGTATGAGATCACCGAGCGGAACAACATAGCACACCCCGGCTTTATCCCGCTCGGGACTATATCGGTGCTGTCCGAATGAGACCGATTGAGCCTGTTACAATTCGCGCAAACGGGCGGGATTATACCGGATGGAAAGACGGTGTTACGGTTACCGCGTCGATCGAGTCAGCCGCGCGGACGTTTGATTTTGTTTCGACGGAGCGCTACCCCGAGATCCACCCGTGGCAGCTGCGGCCCGATGATGCGGTGGAAATCCTTTTCGGCTCGGACGTTGTTTGTACCGGATACGTTGATCGGATTCAGCTGGACGATTCAACAACCGCGATCAGTGGACGGAGCAAGACGGCAGATCTCGTAGACTGCTCCGCAGCGCTCGGCAACATACGAGGGTTGACGCTCGGGGCTCTAGCCAACAAACTCGCGAAGCCTTACGGGGTAACCGTCGAAGAGGCGGGGATAACTACCAAGATCGTCTCTAGGCATCGGACGCAGCCGGGCCAGACCGTTTACCAGGCGATCGAGCGTTACGCGAGACAGCAAGCGCTTTTGTTGACGGACAACGCGCGTGGAGATCTGGTCTTGACGCGCGCGGGATCTCTGCGGGCTACGACTGCGATCGAGCGTCCGGGTAATGTGCTACCGGGCTCCTCTGTATCGTTTGACGGCTCGGGGCGGTTTTCGCTCTATGAGTGCCGGGGACAGCAAGCGGGGGACGATGATACGAACGGGGAGGATGTTAGCACGCGCGGGAGCGCTAGCGATGACGGCCCGACGCGTTACCGTTATTTGATGTTGACGGACAAAGTCCGGGGCGGGGCTGCGGGGCGTAAAGATCGGGCAGTTTGGGAGGCGGCTACGCGCGCGGGGCGTTCGGTTGAGGCGGTTTATACGCTGGTGGGATGGCGGCAAGAGATCGGAGATCTGTGGGCCCCGAATCAGATCGTAACCGTTACGGACAAAGCGCGGGGATTTGAAAATCAGGATCTATTAATCGTATCAGTAACTTACAACCTAAACCGGGACAGCGGGACAACCTCCGAGCTGACATTAAGACCGATCGCGGGCTATGAGCTGTTAGAGCCTCGCAAGGCATCGGCGGGTAAGGGCTCAGCCTCCGGACGTTGGAAGGAGCTTGATACGGTCAAGATCCCCCCGAGAAAGGGGGCCGCGCAGTGATCTCCGAACTGCTTATGGCTGCCTCGGAGATCTTCGGTATGGTCTACCGGGGCACCGTTCAACGGGTCAACGATTCGACGCTTTTGCAATCGCTGCAAGTGCGGATCTCCCAAGGTGAAACCCCCGCAGAAGACGATCTAGTGGAAAACGTGGAAAACTTCGCGCCCTACGGGCTAACGGCGGTCCCGGTAGACCCAACCGCAGCGGGAGCCGCCGAAGCTATCGTTGTCAACGTCTCCGCAGATTCGGAACATCCGGTCATTATCGCAGTGGCCGACCGTCGTTACCGAGTTACGGGGCTCGCATCCGGGGACGTGTGCGTCTACAATGCTGCGGGGCAGTCTATCAAATTGCTCAGCGATCGGATCGTGATTGAGTCCGGATCGATCGAAATTGGCGCGGGGGCTGTGGAGAAGTTGGTACTGGGTGACTCGTTTATGACGCTGTACAACGCGCATACACATAACGACCCGCTTGCGGGTGTGACAGGGGTACCCGTCGCTCCGATGACAGCCGCGCAGCTCAGCGTTAAGGGGAAGGTGGGTTAATGGCTACGTGGGTCGCATTGTCGGGGGAAGTTGTTGATCCATATGCGGGTTTTCATCCGATGCCCCCGCAGCTGAGCGAGACGGGAGCGGCTACGACAACCCTTGATCGTTTGGTTTCGGCTTCTCTGTTTTCACACGCTCGGCTAGACGTGGACGAGTTACCGGAGGGGGAGACGCATCGATCGGGTTGGTGGGCCGATCCGTATACTGAGGGGGATCGGTTCGGATCGAAGCTGTGGTCTTTGATGCGGCAACCCCTTGGGGGCGCTGTGGTGCGGCAAGTAGGGGAGGAGATCCGCTCTGCTCTGGCTTGGATGGTAGCGGACGGGCTAGCCCGCTCGATCGACGTACAGCAGAACAGGATCAAAAACGGGGTAGGTGTTGTGATCACCATAGAAAGCCCGGACGGGACGAGAAAAGCCTTTCAATATAAAGGGTTGTGGGATGCCATTCGTTAGACCTTCAATTTCTACGCTGATTAGTCGCGTTTCTGACGATTTAAACGCGTGGCTACCGAACGAAGACAGCCGGATCCGGAGATCTACGCTCTCTGTGCTGGCTCGTGTTTTGAGCGCTGCTAGTCATAGCCTGTACGGCTTTATCGATTGGGTATCTAAGCAGGCGATTCCCGACACAGCCGAAAGCGGCTACTTGCACCGCTGGGCCGCTTTGTTTGGGGTAACCCCGATCGCGGGGATTAAGGCAACATCGACGGCTGTGCAGTTTGAGGGGACAAACGGGATCATCGTTCCAATGGCTACGACATTCCAACGCGTTGACGGTGTCCAGTACATAACGGATGCAGCCGGGACAATTTCGGGGGGCAATGTTCAGATCGCTTGTACTGCGGTCCTTGATGGGGACGCGGGTAACGCTGTATCGTCAACTCTTTTTGAGCTGGTAACCCCGATCGCGGGCATCAACTCCGCAATCGCTAACCCGGTAGCATTCACAGGGGGTACGGAGGATGAAAGCGATCCGGCACTATTGGCGCGATTATTGGCGCAGCTTCGCAACCCCCCGCAGGGGGGAGCCGAGACGGATTACGAGCAATGGATCGCGGAGGCTCTGCCAGATTTAACACAAAACGTTTGGCCTCAATACCACTCCGCAAATGCTACGGTACCCGAGGGGGCCGTTAACGTCTATTTCTCGCTTGTTTGGGACGGAGCAACCCCCGCGTCCGTTATCCCGTCCGGGGCGCAAGTAACGACGGCTCAGACCTATCTAGCGGCACGGATACCCGTTACCGTTGACGTGTTGACGGTAGCCGCCCCAACAGCCGCCCCGATCAACATGACGATCGAGCTAACGACGGACACCACAGCCGCTCGGGCGGCTGTTACGGCCCAGGTTAACGATATGTTCCAGCGGCTAGCAGCCCCGGGGGGCGCGTCGATCGAAAATAGCGAAGTCCGCGCAGCGATTGCGCGCGGGGACGAAAAATTCGATTTGACGAATCTGAACGCAGACGGGACGGGTAACTCAGATCTCGCGCAGGGCGCTACAAGCCTCATGCACTTAGGCGCAATCACATGGGCATAGCACGCGCGAACTTTTGGACCTATCGCACATTACTAGAAAGCCTACTACCCCCCGGGGAGTTTTTCCGGTTGGAGCGCGACGGGGATTGGGGCGATACTTTGGGGGGGCTCGCTGAGGAGCTAGCCCGGATCCACAATATCGCGCTTGAGTGGATTATTGAGGAGACCGATCCCCGAACAGCGGGAGACAGCCGCAGCCCGGATAATAAGTTCAATTATGGCGGACTCTTAGCGGATTGGGAGCGCGTGTTAGGGCTACCGGAGCCCGATTGCGCGATCGAGGCTCTGACGATCGAGGCTCGTAGGCTTCAAGCTGCGGCGAAAATCTCCGCAACCGGAGGGGCAACCGCTGCTTACCTCGTAGCCGTTGCAGCGCGCGCGGGCTATGCGATCACGATCGACGCGAACAGCGACGGACCGCACCCATTTAGATGCGGCTCTACCGGCTGTGACGAGCCGATCCGGGGGCTGGCTTGGGCTTGGGCCTTTATCGTTAACGGACAGCTAGCGCAGGCGCTATATTTCCGCGCGGGGACTAGCGGTTGTGATGAGCCCCTGATTGATTGGGGGAATGATCTGCTCGAATGCCTGATCAACAAACTCAAACCGGCGGAATCGTTGCCGCATTTCGTTTACACTTAGGAGATTTTGAAAGATGAAACGCATAGATTCTGCTTCAACCATCGCAGTCAAGCCCGCTTATGTGGTGGGTCCTAACCCCGGGGAGTTTTTCACCGAGGGTAACCCCGGGGTCGCGGACGG